CAGAACTTTGTATGCACATATTACTCCAGTATTGGAGTACCGATCCCGATCCTAGTGACCAACCGTTTCCTGTAGATTGAAGCGAACTATTTAAGGTATAAAAATACGTGTGATAATTGGAAGAATGGATTGCTATATGGTTCGTTGATTGAGACGTAGGATCGACAGGTTGAACATCAATAAAGAATTGAGTGTTTTGATTGTTTTCATGTCCGGGGTTTGTAGGTTGAGTTGCGGTGGTACTGCCCGAGGTGGCTGTGTGCTTGAAAGACCCTACAGCACTACCATAGCCCTGCGCTGAGTTCACTACATAGGTGCGGTCTCCAATGTTGTAAGCACGAGTTATGTGGCCTATGTAGCTGCTACCACTATACAAATAACCAACATTCTGTTGCTTTACTGTGCTACTTGCAATGTCTGCATATTTAACAGGCCCAGCGTAAGTGCTACCATCCCCACCCAATACGTCATAATCATAATCAGGGTCAGAAGACCACTTTGGTGAGCCATAGTAATTTCTATTGATATTACCGCTGCCATTCAAGAAGTAAGCGTTAGCTCCAGCTACATACTCTAACTCAGGGGTATATTTCTCAATATAATTTTCTGAACCTACAGAACTCCTCCGATTACGGTAAACAATAAGTTCTCCTGTGTCAGGGCGCAGGACAGAGTTTTGATACTCGTTATAGTTATAAGTTCCCTGAGTTCCTTCGCCAATACGCACAAACTCTGTAGCACCTCCAGCATTGCCAGCAGCGGCTTGTAACATTATAATTGAAGTCTTACTCATCAACAGGCTCCAAAGAATCACTCAGCATTTTAACAAACGCATCACGTCCTACCGTTAGCTGATCTAGGTTAAACTGAGTAGAGCCTATCTTACGCTCTAAGTCACCAATATGATTAATCATTACTTTCTGTTGATCTGTTAGTTGATCTTCAGTGTATTCTTTGTCGTTAATCGTAATGGTTTTTGTTTGTTTCTCTACCATTGTGATTCTCCTTTGTTATGTTGTTATGGTTTTACCAAGGTGTACCTGATGCAGTAGTAGGTGTTCTATCAGCGTCAATCTTAGTTTGCAAAGCTGCTTCAGTTTCAGCCTTATCAATAACACCATAGACCCAACCCAATACTGTAGCCTCAGTTACGCTGTCATAAGCAATAAACCCTGAGTCAGAAGCATCCGGGCTAAACCCTACAGTGCCATATGAAGAAGCTGTGTAGTCGCCATCCTCTGCTTCTACACGCCAATGTGCTACTGTGATGCCACCTGTAGCGACTTCATTTTCACAGTTAACAATAGTCCAAGTGAATGTTGTCATAGTTAGTTATCCTTGTTAGTAACAATAATAAAGTTATGCTGCAGCGTCAATCGCTAAAGCACCATACCAATTAGTACCACCATCTACTGTGTAGAATACTAGTACATCTGTTTCACCAGAAGCTGGTGCATCTGGAGCCGTACCACCTGCCCAATCCACTGAGCTAGGCCATGTGATAGTGTGACCTCCACCAGCTGTTAATTTTAGCACGAAGCCAACAGAACGTCCAGAGGTAACGCCAGCAAAAGTAAAGGTAGTGTTACCACTTGTAGTTAAGGTAAAGCTACCCGCTGTGTCTGCATCAATGCTAGGCGTAGTGCCTGAGAGAGAGGTGTTAGCCTCCTCAATAGTGCCTACGTAACCAACGCCAGACAGGTAGAGGTCTTTGAAGCTTCTTGTATCGCTACCTAAATCGAGGGTGTCATGTACTGTGACCCCGTTTCTGGCAGGGCGAATTGCTGTACCATTACTTGTGAAGAGCAATCCTGTGCCGCTAGTAGTTCCACTTTGAATATAAAGGGCATCACCACCTTCAGACCCAATACTCCCCACAGTGGAGCCGTCTTTGTAGAACTCCGCAATAGGGCCATCTGAGGATGTGCGAGAAAGTGCAAGGGCTTGATCGCCAGATACTGTTGAAAGTATTCTACCGTCTGCCAGCATTTGTATGCCCGTGGTACTACCAAAACCACTCGCACTTGTCTGACCCACCAGCAAGTTACCGCTGACATCTAGTGTCATTTTGGGGCTAGTCATTTCAGTGTTTATATTTGACCCTGCACTAGCAGAAGCTGCGGTATACCACTTATGCGCCCCTTGGTATTGAAAATAACGGGATGCACCTCGTGTAGATATGTTTATGATTGTATCACTGTCATTTATATACGCATTATTATAAAGCTCAGTTGTTATTCCTGCATCTGAGAAAAGAGTAGCCTCCGTACCAAGCATAAGAACTTTTTGATCTGCTATATCATCACGCCAGTTAGTGTTAGGAACTCCACCGATTCCTACACGACCGCTGCTGTCTATGCGCATGCGTTCTGAGCCATCTTTATCAATGGCAAAATCACCATTAGACTTTACGTCAAGGATGTATGAAGCAATGGAAGGGTATGTCAGTTTTAAGTGGTCAGTAATGCCCTCAATTTGCAATAGACCACTAGGACTACTCGTCCCAATCCCAACCCTGCCGCTGCTGTCGATGCGCATGGCTTCAGATTGTGCGCCAACGCCATTTGTTGTTGATACAGTAAAGAATGAAGAAAGATCAGAAGCGTTTTCAGTTCCACCTTGAAGGGTGGCATAGCCCATTGTTGAAGCACCTGCACCACTTTTTGCCCCTATATACAATACACCAGAATTGCCAGCACCCGCTGTTGCCTCATTCCAAATTATTGATACGCCCTCATTACCAACAAGAGAGCGACCCGCAGATTTTCCTACTGTGGTAGTAGGCCAGCTTGTCGTACCAAACGAAGATGTGCCATTTACGTTTAAGGTAGTATTTGGCGAACTCGTCCCAATCCCAACATTACCGCTGCTGTCTATGCGCATGGCTTCTGTCGATGATGTACCAAAGGCCATATGGTTTCCGCTTTGGTTATACACAAGAAAACCTGCATACTGACCAACTACATCGCCTGTCGTATCACTGAAATAAATAGCACCTTGCGCACTTGCACCTGTTCTTATTGTAAGACCACCATTAGAACTGTCAGCAATGGTAAGGTTGTCAGCAAAACCAGTGTAACCTAAGCTACTCGTGCCAATCCCAACATTACCGCTGCTGTCGATGCGCATCTTCTCAGTGGGGGTATCAAGGTTATTCGTTGTATAAAACGACAATCCAACTTGATTAGATGTATTACCCCTGTTTAAACCAATAGCACTGTATCTGTCTGTTGGTCTTCCCGATGAGAGGGCAAGGTAGGGTGCGTCTGCATTTGGCCCAACAACACCCTCAAGGGAAAGTAACTCACTAGGCGAACTCGTGCCAATCCCAACCTTACCGCTGCTGTCGATAACCATACGGGATGCTGCGGCATCTTCATCATAAGTCACCAGACTACCGCCAGTGTTGCTATACATAGTATATCTACGACCAGATGAACCAGTGTTGTCCAAACTTATGAATGGAACATTACTGTGTTGTACCGCTAAACCTTGCGACGACCCGCTGACAGATGTAGCTGGCGAACTCGTACCAATCCCCAAGCTCTCAGCACTCGCATCCCAGAAGAACTTTGGCGTGGTGCCTGTGTCCTCGTAGAAGGAGATGTCGCCTCCGTCTGACGCTTGTAGAACTTTTACGTTGTCTGCATAAATCGCAAAATCAGAAGACTCATAGCCAATAAAGCCTGTGGTTGTTGCTGTATTTTTAAAGTTAATGTAACCCGTAAAACTGTCTGACCTGTTCAGTGTGGCAACAATGGTTGAGCCAGATTTATCCACAGTCAGCGCATCGCTGGTCAAAGTCCCAGTGATGTCTACACCTGTGCTGGTGGTGGCGAGTTTGGTGGAGTTGTTGTAATTAAGAGTTACTGCTCCGTTTGATACCGCATTAATGTAATTTTCGCCAGTTATAGACTGAATGTTTAAATCGGCTGCACGAATGTATAAAGAGCCTGTACCTGCATCGTCTATGTAACTATGATAACCATTGTGATAAATCTGTAGGTCAGAACCAGCGCCAAAGATGGCTTTGTCGCTGTCGCCGAAGGTTATGTCGTTACCGTTACTATCTAGGTTACCACCTAGCTGTGGTGTTATGTCTCCTACTAGATCGGGTGATACACCCTGCCATGCTGTGCCGTTCCACACATACATAGCGCCACCAGTAGTGTTAAAGTACAAAGCACCTACTGCTAGTGCATCACCATCATTGTCTACTGTAGGCGCACTTGCTTTGTCACCCAAGTAGCGATCATCAAAGCTATCATACACAGCTTCCGCATTAGCTTCACTTGTTGCAGCATTACTTGCTGATGTAGCTGCCTCAGAAGCAGAAGTAGCAGCAGCAGCCGCACTAGTAGCAGCATCTGTAGCTGAACTTAGAATGCCATCCACGTATGTCTTAGTGGTTAGATCAGCTGCATCTGTAGGTGTGTACGTAGTAGTGACCTTGTTAGCACCCATGTCGATAGCACCAGTCATAGTGCCACCTGATAGATTCAGCTTAGTAGCATCCTGTGTGTCCGTGTATGCTTTACTAGAAACATCTTGTGCCGATGTTGGATCACCTACACCAGTAATCTTAGATGTACCCATAGCGATAGCACCCGACATGGTTCCACCAGACAGGTTCAACTTGAGTGCATCTTGAGTATCTACATAACCCTTACGAGTAAGTGTGTCATCTGTAGCAGGTGTCGCTGTTGATGTAGCCTTATTTGCGCCAAGGGCAATGTCGCCAGTCATAGTGCCGCCAGCAAGAGGCAGCTTAGTCGCAACACTGTTCGTTACAGTTGTGGAGAAACTAGCATCATCACCCAGCGCAGCAGCCAGTTCGTTAAGTGTATCAAGAGCAGCAGGTGCAGCATCAATAACATTGGCAATGCTTGTATCAACAAAACCCTTGGTTGCTGCATCTGAGTCAGCAATCGGCGTACCAAGACCCGTAACGGTATTGCCACCCATAGTGATGTCACCAGACATCGTACCACCAGCTAAGTTAAGCTTAAGGGCATCCGCTGTGTCTGTATAAATCTTGGTGGAAGCATGTTGTGGTGCTGTAGGATCACTTACGTTAAGCAATGCTGTGCTCGTGAAATCTACAGTACCATTAACTACAAGGTCATTCAGAGTTGTTGTGCCTGTAGAAGCTGTAACATTACCTGTCAGGTCACCTGTTACATCTCCAGTGACGTTACCAGTAAGATTACCCGTTACGTTACCTGTGACGTTACCCGTAAGCGCACCAGTAAAGCCTGTGTTAGCTGTTATAGTTGTACCTGTTACAGCCTGTGGAGTTGCACCACCAATAACGGAACCATCAATAGTACCACCATTAATGTCAGCGGTTGCCAGAGTAGCCTGACCTGTAGTCGTTACTGTAGTGAAAGTACCTGCGGCTGCAGAGGAAGCACCAATGATTGTGCCATCAATAGCACCACCGTTAATGTCTACAGTAGCGTGTGTGGAGTTACCTGTTGTAGTAAGACTACCTGCAGACATAGCGCCTGTAAAAGTAGATAAACCTGTAACACCAAGAGTACCACCAACAGTGACATTGCTTGTAGTGTCCACTGTAGTAAAGTCAGCAGAAGCAGGTGCCGTTTCACCGATTACAGTACCATCAATAGTACCGCTATTAATGTCAACAGTAGCAAAGGTAGATGTGCCTGTAGAAGTGACATCACCTGTAAGGTTACCCGTTACGTTGCCCGTAACGTCACCCGTTAAGTTACCTGTTACGTCACCCGTTATATTACCTGTGACAGGGCCAACGAGTTCTGTACCAGTAATAGTAGTACCTGTAACTGCTGCAGGAGTAGTACCACCAATCACTGTATTATCAATAGTGCCGCCTGTGATTACAACAGAATCAAGGTAACCTACACCGTCAATATATAAATCTTTAAACTCAGCACCAGAAGACCCAAGGTCTACATCATCATCAGTAACAGGTACAATAGCACCATCTTGAATACGTAGCTGTTCTACTGCAGAGCCACCTACTTCACTATACACGGAAATACGGTTGTTCGCTGTATCTACAACTACTTTATTTTTTGCATCTGTATCAGCAATAAGAGGTACATATGCACCCTCTGTAGAACTGCCGTCATGCTTGTGACCTGTAGCAAAAGCAAACGCATCACGTATGGCGTTATACTCTGCATTTACTGGAGCCGCCCTAATTATTGCACTAGCGATAATGTCAGCTACTGATTGTCTACTATAACCTGCCATTTTATAACCTGTCTCCTACTCCAAACGTAATCACTATACCTTGGATACTGTGTGATGCATTTGTATCATTAGTTACATATTTTAAAGATACTGACTTCCCAGAGCCAGATACGTTAGTCCTTACTACAGGTGCTGGGTTACCATCGAAAATAGCTGTACTGTCGTACAAAGCTTCGTTGTAGTATGCTGCTGCACCTTCAGTTACTAATGAAAAGTTTGTTGGGCTTAGTGTTTCAAACGCTTCATAGTCATACAAAACAGACATAGCTATTTCATTATCTCCCTCTGAACGTAAATACGTAGCTATCGTCTGTATTATTTTACGTTGCTCAGGGTCTTGCATGTGTATAAACGGAGTCTGATATAAACTAAATATTTCAGCGTTATCAAAGTTAGTACCTTGTTCTTGCCTGTGTACTTTACCAGTACTACTACCATGTATTACAAACTCGAACTGTCCTATATAACCACTATCTGCACAAGTAGCTTCAATACCTAGAACCTGCCCAAATTCAAACATATTTCCTTGTGGTGTCGAGCGTATACCACCTATTAAACCTGTAGAGTCACCAACAGCGAAAAACACCCTAAACTGAGACTTCTCACGAATAACAACAGATGATAGAGCATCTAAGTCTTCTTCTAGTACCACCTCTGTAAAAATAGACTGAATGTTACGAGAGATAGATTCTAAATTAACATCACCAATTTTGTTAGTGCCTGATATAGGACGATAACCGTCTTGCGACAAGAAGAATACATCACCGCCTATTTCAATAATACTATCTGTAGCCAAGCACCCAAGATCGTCTGTAACATTCTCAAGAACAAAGTTAGCGATGTTATTACCTGTAAGCTTCTTGATGTTATTTATACCAAAGATATACAAAGCATCACGAAATGCTTTAGTAGCTACTACAGGGTAACCTACATTAATAACACCTGCACCATCGGCAGCGGCAAAATTAGTTTCAGAGTAAGGCGCACTAAAGTACAAATTAGTATTCTCAGAGGTATCCCCTGATAAGAACAAATGGTTCTGGAAGATAGAAGCGTACTTAGGGGCACTAGGTGCATCAGCATGTGTAACTTGTGTGTAAGTTGTACCATCATAAGTAGCAGCTGGATTAATACCATCAGTCAATACTACTTTAGAGCTACCCCAGTTAAAACGCTTAAAGCGAACTTTAGATACACCTGTCATTGTAGGCGTACCCGATGTAGTCACCGCTACCCAAGCTGATGTAGAGTTGTCCCAATAGTGTAAATAGTCATTTCCACTGGAGGGTTTACGACAGGCTAAAATACCATCGTTTACGCCATTAGCAACACAAACGCCTAGAATACTACCAGTACCTGTGACTGTACCGTAGTCATTACTAAAGCCACTAATACGCCTGTAACCACCTGTAACAGCAGGCTCGTAGTTAATTAACGAAATAGCTGAACCGGGTGTGGTTTCACCTTGCGATAGCACATCACGGCTGGTATTTAGTCCACCTTGGCAGAAGACCTTAAAGGAGGCTAGATTGTCAGCCATTAGAAAGTACCACTAAACGCACTACCACCACCCTGCATAATCACAGTAGAACGAAGACCTAGTGGATCATCGAGTAGTACACGGCGCATAGCCTTGATACCATCCTCAAAATTCTTTTGGTGCATTGCGGCACTTTGTTCGTTACTACGGAAGCGCATCATAAACATCATAGCACCATCAATTAAGATGTGCTTAAAACGATCCGGGATAATAGCAGTGTCACTGTACACAGTAAGATCATTAGGGTATGACCAGTATACATACTCTACTTCGTATGCTGCATTAGGAACTGGTGTTACACCAAACTTTTCTTCATACGTTTGATAAACTACAATAGGTGCAGATTCACCATTTACCAAGTCACCTGTATCATCAGAGGTGCGATAGTTACGGATGTATTCGTCATAAGAGATAGGACGCAACCTACGGGGTCCATTGCTCTCAGAGGTAAGTTGTTTAATGTAAAATGTGTCCCAATCGACACTAGAGTAATCAGAGGGAAAATCATACTGGCGTGTACCTGCTACCAAAGTTTGTGTATAGGTAGTCTTAAGGAAAGGCCACTCTTGACCATCTTGTAAAATAAGTCTGATGCTACTGTTAATTGCATCTTTTGCTAGTGCCTGAACATTACGTGCAGTATCAAATCCATCACCCGCTGTATCTAGGGTAACTTCATTCATACGCCGTAGTAGTTCGTTTACTAGAGAAACATACGTAGCCATGTTAAATCCTAAAATAGATAAAAGATAGAAGGGGCCAGCGTGTAGCCAGCCCCACCTATTTTGTTTAAGCCAAGTTGTACTTAGCTGTGACAAGACCTTCTGGGCGCAAGATTTTGCGACCGTATAGATGCATACCACGAACAATGTCAGCGAAGCTGTCTGGATCACGGTACGTTTCGGTTTTGTTGATCTGCTCGGCAGTTGCAACAGATGAGTCATGACCAGCTACGATAACACCGTAGTTAGTAGACTGCGCTGCAGTACCTGTAGTAGATGCACCAGTACCTACAGATGGCAAGTTGTTTGAAACGTGTACACGGAAACCGTGGAAGTTATTCAACACCAAACCATTCTGGAGACCTGCTCCACCGTAGTCTGCATTCAACAAACGGCTGTCTTCATCACGAAGGATTTCCATCATGACTGGATCAACAACGATCCACCGTCCTTGTGTCGGTACGTTTTGCGCATCCAGCAGACGTGCCATACGTGCAACAAGCATTGCAGGTGAGACATAAGCAGTTGGAAGTGCAGTTGCACCGGGCAAACGAGCGGCAAGAGGAATAGAATCCCCAGCTACACCTGCAGTAGTAATGTTACCAAAGTCAGGGCGAGAAAGCTTGTTAGCTGCAAGCAGTTCGTCAGTACCAGCAGCTGTATCAGCTTTAGTACCATTAACTTGGTCGTTTACTGTGTCTGCGTTGTCGTGCAAAGCGGATTGTTTGAAACCAGCCAAATAGCCAAGAACTTCTTGGTCATGTTGGTCAGCCAAACGGAAAGCTGCACGATCAGATGCAAGTGTTTGGAAATTGACGTGGCTGTGAGCCTCTTCAATATCATCCACTTTAAAAGCAAAATAGTTAGCTTTATCAACAACTAACGAGAAATCGTTATCTGTCAAATCTTGCTGGGTGATAGTTGTACCACGAAGATACGCAGAGACTGAAATTTCAGGCTCCTTAATAATCTTCACAGTGTCTCCCATGTTGGCGATTTCGCCAAAATAATCGTTGTTAGTGATTGCGTCAACAATAGATGCCTTGCGGAATGCAAGCTGCACCTGTTTGCTGTAAATAACAGGCGAGAAGTTGCCTGAGTTCAGGTTGGTATAACCCGAAGCTTGTCCGAATGCCATAATAATTCTCCTTTAGCATTTAGATTACAGATGCAAACTATTAATTACCTATGCGAAGGCTATGTACTACTAGGGTGCGTTCTTTAGAAAGTTGGCCTACCTTCTATCAAACGGGCCATGAGACATTAGGTTGTTCGATAAATGTTATTATTGTTTGCTAAGTTGTTAATAGTGCTGGGTGACCGTAGTTAATACCTAGCGGGGCCAACACTATTACATTGTACATATAGTTATATCATAAATAACTAAGATGTCAATAGGTTTATCGGGCATTTCCCGACATATCGTAAACAAATTTACCTGTCCGAATAGCTTCCATTATCTCGTCGGAAACAGCTTCATATTGTTGTGCAGACATTTTACTTACCTGTGACTCGCTGAATACTCCTGACTTACTGTCTTCACTAGGAGCACTGCGACCAGAACGATTTCCTACGGAACGTGCTGCATCACGGTTACTGGTTGTCTTTTTAGTTTTAATACCCATATCAGCTTTATACAAATCAATTGCACGAGAAGCTGAACGAGCATCACTATCGTTTTCATACAGAGCGTCTTGTACCCATTTGGGTTGCTCTTCTACCCATTCATGGAACTCATCGCTATCACGAATAGTACCAAAGTCTGGGTGAGATTGCAAGAGTTGAACTTCCGCTTTTTCACGGGCTGCACTTGCCTTCATCTCATCAATTTCTTTAACACGTTCTTCTAGTCCCTGCGACTGTTCACGTGCTTTCTTTATTGCAATGGTTTCAACTATAGCCGCCACATCAGGGTACTTAGTTGCCCATGCTTCAATGTCTTCGTCTGACTTAGGTAAGCTAATTTCTTTACGAGTAGCTTGGTCAAGCTGTGCTTCCAGCTGTTTAAGTTTATCTTCCCAAGTCTTTTCTTTTTCTTGTACGTGTCTACGCAGATCACCATAACGTTTTTTGAAACTTTTATCTTCTGCGCTTACAGGTTCTTGATCGTCTTCCTGTACAGTTTCTTTTGTTTCACCGTTCTGTTCTGCAATAAGTTCGTCAAGTTCGTCTTGTTCCTGCTTACGGCGTTCTTCATTAGAGTATTTACGATTTGCAAAAGCTGCAACTTTAGGTGTCTCTACTTCACCTACAACATTAGTATCATTCATATTTCAGTTCTTTCATACTGGGGCCACCGTAGCCTGTGTTGGCAGGGGGATGAGTAGCCAGTCAAATTGGTGGAAGGTTAGCTTTTTCTCTTTAGTTTTTAAGCCCACCATACTTAAAACTATATTCTATTTTTTTTTTAATCAAAGTACCCGCTTTTAGAACCCGCATTAGAACCCTTAGAAGTTTGTGCTCCCAAACCTTTAGATGCATTACTTGTTTTAGTAGCAGAAGCTTTTGCTTTATTTGAGCTAGTTTTAGTAGCTGTAGCTTTGGGAGGGGAATTATCCCTATCCATTTTACGAGTTATAGCAGTAGTCCCTGTAGCTTTGGGAGGGGAATTATCTTTATCCATTTTATTAGTTATGGCGGCAGTTGAAGTTATAGATTTATTTGAACTATTTATTACGGGACCAGTACCGCCAAATTGCTCCATTGGGTCTTTATCAACTATAGTAACACTATCTTGTACAGATTTAGAGGGCGTAACCTTTACTATACCTGTACTTGAGTCTGTTGAAAAACTTCCCTTTGTAGGGTCTTTAGGTGTATAAATACTAGGAGGAGAGTTGTCCTTTTCAACAGCACTTTTTACTGCAGTAGTTTGGTCATCATCAAGACCTAGCATATCTTTTATACCGTCTACAATATTTCCAAATACACCTTTAAAACCTGTACTTTCAGGAACTTTAATACCCCGCCTTTTCATTTCTTCCGTAATAGTATTTCTTGTAGAGCGAGTAGCCCATGAACCAAATAGACCAAAGATAGGATTAACTGCAGTTAGACCAGCCATAATAACAGAGGCAGTTTGGTTTTGAGCATATGCTTTCTTTAGATCGGCAGTAGACAAAGCACCATAGTCAACAGGTTCCGGTGCCTCCATAGGGGGCGGGTCATCATTGCCACTTGCAACCTGTGTAGTTTCAACGGAAGTAGACTCTAGGTCCGAAACGGTCTCATCTACACTTTCATCATATGGTACAAAACCATCTGGAATAGGTGTTACAGGATTACCATTGTAGAAATAAAAGTCACGCTTTTCATTTGTTTCTTTATTAATGTACGTTAGCGTAGTGTACTTATCTTCTATGGTAGGTACAAACTTATCTTCTGTAGATGCAGTATCTACACCTGTAGTCGTGTTCGTAGCTGTTTGACCTGTAGTGGTGGTTGTAGTTTTAGGTGCAAGGCTACCATCATCAAATGGCGTAGTTTGGTTAGTAACAAACTTAGGCATGTACCCACCTGCAGGTGAAGCTGTGGGAGCAGGTGGTGCAACGGAACTAGGTGGGGGTGCGTATGTTGAGGATGTTTGTTGTCCTTGATAGATAGAAGGTTGATAGCCACCAATGCCTGTAGCAAAAGTTCCTTGATTAGCGTATACTACACCACCTTCTGCCATTTCCCGTGGCCCATCTTTCAGTTCACCACCAATAAGAATAAGATCACTGGGACCAAAAGGCATGTCATCTGGCATAGTGGCTTCTTCACTATTACCCATTTGACCCATAGCTTCCATTTGCTTAAGGCCCATCTTAGCTTCTTGACGCAAATCCATAAGTTTATCTAACCCATGATAGCGTACTACATCTGCAGGAAAAACAAACTCACCCTCACTGAGCATAGCGGGTATATCATCACGAACTTCTTTACGTGAGCTACCTACAGGAACGTCATTGCCAGATTGTTCATCTACCATGCCGCCCTCGTCTTTAAGGCCACCATCCTCAAAAAGTTCCATCTGCTTTTCCATTACTACCTTATCCTTTTAATACTTCATCTCTAAGTAGCTTTAGTCTACGTAGTTGATAAATAGCGCCCTGCGCTCTGTGTACCGTTATAATATTGTCTGACTGTTCCATTGCACGATGTTGTTGAGCAATTACAAAATCAATGTAGTCACCAAAGTCAGCCCACTGTTGGTGGTTGTTGACCAGTGGCTTGAGCTTGTTGAGGTGCTCCCTGTCCTTGTTCATTTCCGCTAAATCCTTGCTCTTGCGGTGTAGGTACTTGTCCTGTACCTATGTTACCGCCACCCGCTCCAGTCGGGTCCATAGGGTTACCACCCTGTGCTGGAGGTTGCTGTTGTTGAAAACCCTTCATGAGTTCAGCTTGAATAGCTGCTTCATCCATGTTGTTAGTAACTTTGTCAGGGTCTAGTTCAAGAGACTTTGCAATCTCACGTATAATATACTGGAATTTTGCAAAAGGTGCAAGAGTAGGATTAGAAGAAATTTGCATAAACTGCATTAATCTTTGGCTACGTACCTCATTAGCCATAAGACTTTCGGTTCCACGGGCTTTAACCTCTAGGTCACCCTTAATGTTTGGATCGTAGTCAAACTGCATATTAAAGCGGAACAGACCTTCACCAAGTGGGCGTAGCAAATAATCATCTACATTTTTAATAACACTTTTGATACCACCTTGGGCGGCACCCATAAGCATTGAGATACCGGAAGCTGTACGACCTACACCGGATACACCTGTTTGACCGTGCGCAAAAGAAGGAAAGCCTGTGCTTTCATCTGCAAGTACACGTGCCTTATCAAATAACTGTAGGTTTTCACCAGATACGTTAGGAAACTTAGTACCGAAAATAGCTTGACCGGGTGCGCCACCTTGGCGACGAAACACTTTACCGGGATACACTGACATGTCTTGCCCCGGTACTAGATTAGTTTCATCTACTTCTAGGATCAAGTTACCGGACAGTACGGCATTATCTACAGCCATACGCATAAAACCATTCATGAGTGTTTGAGTATCATCCATATTTTCTGCAATACCTACACCAAAGAAAGAGTAGGGGTTTAGTTCATATGGTGCAGCCATGTACGGAATACGTGCAGGTTTGAATGGGTTTAATACCATACGCAGTAGTTTACCGTTACATAACCATACGTTAGCCTGTAGCTCATCTACCTCAGATAGTTCGTCTGGAATATCTACGCCTTGCTCAAGTAGCATCTCAACGTCTACCATACCCCAGTACTCTAGTACCTCAAAGCGTTCTACGCCATGATCCGGTGAGTAATCAGATAGATCATCTTCCCAAGATTCTTTAGTATAGTTTTCACCTAGTTGAATTGCATCGTCAATTACATTAGCACGAAAGAAAGGTCTACGCTTAAGACCACGCAACTGACTACGTGACATCTTGTGACGTTCAATTACATATTGAGCTTCGTCCATGTTAGTTGCATCTGGGTCTGGATAAAAGTTCCAAACGGATACGTGCGATACTTGTGGTATTGTTTTAATGGTAGGTGTATACTCACCGTCTTCATTCCAGCTTGGGTATTCTTTATCTACAGCAAACGGACCTTTCATGACACCAGTACCAAACAGAGCCATTTCAAATGCAGTACTACGCAAATGTTTGCTTGCACCGGACTCTTCTAGCTGGTCATGGATTTTCTTTTGCATCATCTTAGCGGCAACCATAGCTGGGCTAAATGTAACTGCAGTAGGTGTTTTGCCTGTACCTTCACGTACATTATCTACACCTTCAAACTTATCTTTAAGTGGGCCTAGACTTTCAGCTAACGTTTTTGCAGTTGCTCCCGCAGGTATCTCACGATTATCCCCTGCGTAACCGTATGGACCTACATCTTCTTCCAAACCGGATTCACGAAGTTGCTCTGGCTCCATAGGGTCAAAGCTAACATCTGCAACTACACCTTCCGGTAACTCAGTGGGGTCTACAGATAAAGGAAACTTCTGTGCCGCAAATAATACATCTACAATTTGTCCGTAGGCAGCAAGTGTTTTTGTTTTAGTTACTTTAATAAATACACGAGACTTCTCAGCTTCTGTAAACTGTACTTCTGGACTGTATAAGCCACGGTAGTTTCTGTATGAACGCAACCAACGTTGTTCGTCTTGTTGCCGAAAATCATCTGCACGGTTATACTTTTCCATAATAAATGGAATAATATTAGAAGTGTCTACGTCATCAATAGATGAGTCATCGCTATCCTCTAGTGCAATAGCGTCATCTTCGATAAAGTTGTCGTTATCTTCTGCCATTTATTTTTCCTTAATAACCAAAGGTAGCATCTGCTACTTGCATTCCGTTGTAGTGAGTTCCACCAGAGTCAAAGTCAAAAACACTAAATCGTGGTCTGGACATGATACCATATCTTAGTGCATCATACAAGTGGTCTTCTGCGTGAGTATCTATGTCTTCTGGGTTTCTTTTGTCAATAGGCAATGCAGGTATCTGAGAAATAAGATTAGTACAGTTATTAAAAAATACTAGTCTGGGTTCTTCCGTATACTCGTCTACCTGCAAACGTCTATGTACTTCGTTCTTACCTGCTACACGTGATCCCTTAGAACGATCCGAAGGACGCCAGCGACATCCTCTGTGTATCATTTGTTCCGCAAGGCTAGGTCCAGTGTCACCACGTCTGTGCCACAGTGAACTATCTAGCACTCCGTACTTTATGCCACCATCTCCCGCCTCAAGTTCCATAACCATGTCGGCAAGATCAACGGCGAGTACCTTACTTACGTATAGTTCACGGTATACAATAAGTTGTTCACTAGGGGATACAGCGAACCATACAACGCCAGAGTAACTTCCATAACCATAATCACATGCCCTAAACTTTATCCAATTACTTGGTATATCAAATGGTTCGACTACGTGTACGTTTCTGTCAAACTCCGTAAAGGCTGCGCCTTCTTTGATATCCCAATCGCCTTCAAGCAATTGCTTACGCTGTTGCTCAGGCAGTGACAAAAGCATCGCTTCGTAGTCACCTTGCTCTGACAGATAAGGATTGTCAGAAAGTCTCGCAGGTATAAACCTACGTTTAAATAGAGGCTTGCCTGCTTTCTCATGACCTGCAGGATATTTTAGCTGTTCGTTAGTATCAATATCGGTAGCTATAAATGCATTTCCTGCAGGTGCAGGGTCAATAAACATTTTCTTTACCCAGTGATGTCCTCTGCCGCCGGGGTTAGTAGTAGCTCTCATAGACAATGGTAACGAGGGGTCTGCAGTACGTAACCGTGAGCGCATGTAGTTCCATGCATAGGGCGTAGCCCATTGAGTTAATTCATCAAATCCTATCCAGCTAAATGCTAGACCTTGATAACGTGTAACGTCTTGGTCTTTAT